GGAGCTTCCGAACTCAAAATGGCAGGCGCAGTACCAGCAAAGCCCAACTTCTGACGTTTCCGCTATTATTAAGCGGGAATGGTGGCGGATTTGGGAGCATGACGACCCTCCGTACTGCGAATTTAAGATCCAATCGTGGGATACCGCCTTCCTCAAAACGGAACGGGCTGACTATTCGGCATGTACGACATGGGGAATCTTCTACCAAGATGATGATACGGGCATCAGTCAGGCCAATATCATCCTGCTCAATGCGTTCAAAAAGCGTATGGAGTTCCCAGAACTCAAAAAACGGGCGCAAGAAGAGTTCCGCGAGTGGGAACCAGACAGTTTGATTGTCGAGGCCAAAGCGGCGGGGTCTCCTCTAATATTTGAGCTACGAGCGATGGGCATCCCCGTCCAAGAGTTCACTCCCAGCAAAGGTAACGACAAGATTGCCCGTTTGAACGCCGTTGCAGATATATTTGCATCCGGGCGCGTGTGGGTGCCTAATACGCACTGGGCCGAGGAGTTGGTTGAAGAAGTCGCCAGCTTCCCTTCCGGCGAGCACGACGACATGGTGGACTCCATGACTCAAGCACTTCTACGATACCGGCGTGGTGGGTTTCTTCGGCTCCAATCTGATGAGCCAGATGATAAACCCTCCTTTCGGCGCAAACGGGAATACTACTAAGGCACATCATGGCAATCGCAAAATCGCTCTATGCTGCACCGCAAGGATTGGATAGTCTCATGGGTGAAGAAGACCCAATGATTGAAATCCAAGTTGAGAATCCCGAATCCATGTCTATTGGTATCGACGGGATGGAGATTGAACTAACTCCCGGCCAAGAAACAGACGATGATTTCAATGCCAATCTGGCTGAATCTATGGACGAGCAGGAGTTGCAGTCTCTTGCATCCGAACTGCTAGGTGACTTTGACGCGGATATTGCCTCCCGCAAAGATTGGATGCAGACCTATGTAGATGGGTTGGAACTGCTTGGGATGAAGATTGAGGAGCGGTCTGAGCCGTGGGAAGGTGCATGCGGGGTGTATCACCCCCTACTCTCCGAGGCTTTGGTCAAGTTTCAGTCCGAGACCATGATGAGCACTTTCCCCGCTGCGGGGCCGGTCAAGACTCAGATCATTGGCAAAGAGACCCCCGCGAAGAAAGAAGCGTCGGTTCGTGTCCAAGATGATATGAATCATCAGCTTACGGACGTGATGCAGGAGTATCGGCCCGAGCATGAGCGGATGCTGTGGGGTCTGGGGCTGTCGGGTAATGCCTTCAAGAAGATCTACTATGACCCACACATGGGGCGTCAGGTATCTCTATACGTGCCATCTGATGATCTCGTGGTGCCATATGGGGCCTCTAACTTAGAAGCAGCCGAGCGGATCACTCACGTGATGCGCAAGACTGAGAACGAGCTACGTCGGTTGCAGGTGGCTGGCTTCTACCGGGATGTGGATCTGGGTGAACCCCAGATGACGATGGATGAGGTTGAGAAGAAGATTGCCGAGAAGATGGGGTTCCGGGCGAACACCGATGATCGGTTCAAGATTCTGGAGATGAACGTCCATCTTGATCTTGAAGGATACGAACACGAGGAAGATGGGGAGCCAACTGGCATCGCCCTTCCTTATATAGTAACCATCGAGAAAGGGACCCAAACCGTTCTGGGGATTCGCCGTAACTGGGAACCAGACGACGAGATGCACACCCCCCGTCAGCACTTCGTGCACTACGGATACGTGCCGGGGTTTGGTTTCTACTGTTTTGGTTTGATCCACCTGATTGGGGCTTTCGCCAAATCTGGCACCTCTCTTATTAGGCAACTTGTTGACGCAGGTACGCTGGCTAATCTGCCGGGAGGGTTCAAAGCCCGTGGATTGCGGGTCAAAGGGGATGACACCCCCATTGCTCCGGGTGAGTGGCGAGACGTGGATGTGCCAAGCGGCACCATCCGTGACAACCTGTTGCCGCTTCCGTATAAGGAGCCAAGCCAGACCCTCATCCAGTTGCTTGGGCAGATCATCGACGAGGGTCGTCGCTTCGCTAATACAGCGGATCTTCAGATCAGCGACATGTCCGGACAAGCGCCGGTTGGCACGACACTTGCTATTTTGGAGCGCACGCTCAAGACCATGAGTGCCATTCAGGCACGCATTCACTACTCCATGAAGCAGGAGCTTCGGCTTCTCAAACATATCATCGCGGCCTATACGCCCGAGGAGTATAGCTACGAGCCAGACGTTGGCAGTCGCAGGGCCAAGAAGTCTGACTATGACAACGTGGATGTCATCCCAGTCAGCGATCCCAACGCTTCGACGATGGCTCAGAAGATCGTGCAGTACCAAGCCGTTCTTCAGTTGGCGCAGGGTGCCCCGCAGTTGTACAACTTACCGTTGTTGCACCGCCAGATGCTTGATGTGTTGGGGATTAAGAACGCTGAGAAACTTGTCCCGATGGATGAGGACCAGAAGCCAACCGATCCGGTGACTGAGAACCAGAATGTGCTTCGTATGAAGCCGGTCAAAGCGTTCCTCTATCAGGACCACCAAGCTCACATCATGGTCCATATGTCCGCGATGCAGGACCCAAAGATTCAATCGCTATTGCAGGGCAATCCGATGGCCCAACAGATGCAAGCAGTGATGATGAACCATGTGAACGAGCACCTTGGGTTCCAGTATCGTAAACAGATTGAGGAACAGCTTGGTATGTCTTTGCCGCCGCAGTTTGATGCGTCTGGCGAAGAAGTTCCGATGGACCCAGAAGTTGAAGCGCGTTTGTCGCCACTCTTGGCGCAGGCGTCTCAGCAACTGCTTAATGCAAACAAAGGACAGCAGGCGCAGCAGCAGGCTCAGCAACAGATGCAAGACCCGTTGGTGCAGATCCAGATGCAAGAGCTTCAGATCAAACAAGCCGATCAGAAGCGCAAAGAGGTCAAGGATCAGACTGATGCGGCTTTGAAAGAGAAGCAGATCCAGATTGATGCGCTCAAGTCCGTGGCGCAAATGCGCAACACCAAGCAAGACAACATGTTACGCACTGGTGTTGACGTGTTTAAAACGATGTCAAACCAAGTACATCAGAAGAATACCCAGAAGGCGGATCAAGACCAAGAGATGGGTAAACATCAGTTGGATCGTAACACCCCACAACCGGGAGTAAATAATGGATAAGAACCTTGAGTATCTTTTGGCTCAGTACAAAGACCGTATGACAATGCTCCAAGACGCAGTTGGACGCGGTAATTGTACAAGTTTTGACGAGTATCGTTTCGTATGCGGCCAGTTGCGAGGTCTTGAAGCCGCATGCTCAATCATCATAGACCTCAAAGAAAGATTGGAGAATTCGGATGACTGACCCAGTGCTGGATACAAACCCCAGCGATAAAGCAACACAACTCCCCAAACCATCAGGGTACAGAATCCTGTGTGCTATTCCAGACATGGAGAAGGAGTATGAGAGTGGCATTATCAAAGCGGACGAAACACTCCGGTTTGATGAGTTACTCACCACCGTGTTATTTGTGGTCGCGCTTGGCCCTGACTGTTACAAAGATCGAGTTCGGTTCCCGACTGGTCCTTGGTGCAAAGAAGGGGATTTTGTCCTTGTCCGACCGAACGCTGGTACAAGACTGGTGATTCACGGGAAGGAATTCCGCATCATCAATGATGACTCCGTAGAGGGCATTGTTGATGATCCACGCGGCATCAAGCGTAAATAAGGAGGCCGACATGGCTGAATTCGACGAATTTAAGTTTCCCGATGAGGTTGAAGCCGAAAAGCAAGAACAAGCTTTGGGCAACAAACTTGAGATTGAAATTGAAGACGATACGCCGGAAGTTGATCGGGGTAAAACCCCAATGCCCGCGCCAATTGCCAAAGAACTTGAGAAAGATGAGCTTGATGGGTATGACGAAGCCGTCAAAACCAAGCTCAAACAGATGCGCAAGGTTTGGCATGACGAGCGCCGGGAAAAAGAAGCCGCAGTTCGGGAGCAGCAAGAAGCTGTAACGGCTGCTCAACGCTTGTATGAAGAAAACAAGCGGATGCGCAGTTTGATCTCGTCTGGGGAGAAGGAGTATGTCTCCACGATCCAGAATGCGGCGGGTATGGAATTGGAAATGGCGAAGCGGGCTTTCAAAGAAGCCTACGATGCCGGTGATGCGGATAGGCTGGTTGAAGCGCAACAAGCGTTGCAAGAAGCTAACTTGAAATTGATGCAAGCCAAAAATTTCAAAGTTCCCTCTTTACAAGAGCCAGAAACTCCTGTACAAACACAACCAGAGCAATACCAGCAGCCTCCTCGACCAGATGACAAAGCGGTAGCGTGGCAAAAACGCAATCCGTGGTTTGGGCAGGATGAAGAGATGACCGCCGCAGCGTTGGGGCTACACGAAAAGCTTCGCCGCAAAGGGGTGGAAATCGGGTCTGATGGGTATTACAACGAGTTGGACAATACAATTCGGCGTCGGTTTATTGAACGATTCCCCAAGTGGGCCGAAGAACAGCGTCAAAAAGCTGCTGCGGAAACCGCCCGGTCAAAACCAAGCACTGTCGT